TCTTCAGGGGCAAAAAAGCCTTCAGCGACAAGCTGGCCGTTCTCGAGCTTGAGACTATCGCAGAGACCGATCGGCGGGGTGTGGTAATCATGGGCCCACTGGACCACTGGATTCTTCATGTAAAGTTCCGTGTCCCATCCGTTCTGATCCACGATCTCGCCCTGGCGGTCTTTATCCGCGGTTGAGATGATCACACGGAAACGGCCGGTATCGGATCCGGAGTCTTTTGCAGCCTTCGCCTTCTCGATCACCTCGAGGTAGGACGCAGCGCCGATCGCTGCAGCAAACTTTTCGCGAAATTCAGGAGTCAGCTTTATGAGTGCTTCGTGCATATATTTATCCTAGCAGTAATAATCTCGGCTATATAGCTTGCTCGGTGTGCATAAGATCTAGGGAGTCACCGGGAGCGCCGGAGAAACGAGGATATCAATGTCCGGGAAGGTGACGACGCGACCGCTCGCGAACGTGACGCGGATCGCTCCGTTGTACTCGCCGGCTGCATCGAACACGCCAGCGCCGACGATATAGTTCACGACTCCGAGAGTTGCTGCGCCGGTCACAGTCATGGCTCCCGCTACGTTGAGTGCGGCTGCAGTCCCGTACTGCACGAGGAACTCGACCTTGCTGTTTCCAGTCAGATCGAATGCGGTCCCGTCGTTATTCTGCAGCGTGAACTGAAGAGAATATCCAGAGTCATTTTGTACGGTGCGAATTTTGGTCATTGTCTTTTTATAGTGTGATCGCGATCTTCAGCTTTTGCAGTAAAGAGGCGGCGCGCTTGTTTTATTATAACGCCCACTGGATACAGGAGACGCAGCGTATATGAAGCGAGGATGGGGACAGTGCCGAAAACGATCGTATCGATGAAGGAGATCACTTCAGAGAATACGCGTGAAGTTCGGCGCGTGAGTGTATCGAGGAGCGTCAGAGTCTCGGTGAGCACCTTCCCACTACGGCGCACCATGCTATCGGTGAATGTGATCGTTTCGGTCAGAACCTTCGAGATCACTCCCGAGGTGAGAACCGTTGCGATCGTATCGACGAATGAGACGGTATCCGAGAGCAGCTTCGTTGCGCGCTTGGTGAGCGCATCGGTATACGTGATCGTCTCTGCGAGGACCTTTCCGCCTTGGCGTAGCAAGGAATCCGTATATGTGATCACCTCCGAAAGAGATCGGGAGAGCTGGCGTACGATGGTATCCGTGAGCGTCAGAGTCTCGGTGAGCACGCGCGTGGTCCGGCGGATGATCGTATCGGTCAGGGTCAGCGTGTCCGAAAGAACCTTGCCAGCGAGGCGTATAAGACTGTCCGTGAACGTGATCGTCTCGGTGAGCAGCTTCGCCGTCACTTTCACTGCATTGAAGCTATCCGTATACGTGACAGTCTCGAGCAGCGTCCGGAGGATCTGCTTCGCCAGGGTATCCGTATAGGTCACGATCTCCGAAAGGACGCGCGTGGTCGATCGTGCGAGCGTGTCCGTGAAGGCGATCACTTCGCTGCATGCCTTGGTGAGCACGGCCAGACGAGCGACGGTATCCGTATAGGTGATGGTTTCTGTGAGCGCTCGGGTGAGCTGCTTAAGGACGGTATCGGTCAGGGTGATCGTCTCCGTGAGTGCACGAGCTGTGCTGCGGATGAGCGTGTCCGTAAACGTCATGGTGTCCGAGAGCACTTTCCCGCTACGCTTCAGTAGAGAGTCTGTATAGGTGATCGTCTCGGTGAGAGTACGAGTGGCCTGCTTCAGCAAGGTATCGGTGAAAGTCACCGTCTCGATGAGAGATCGGCTGATGGATCGGATGAGAGAGTCTGTATAGGTGATCGTGTCCGATAGGACCTTTGTGGATCTGCGAATCATCGTATCCGTGAAGGTGATCGTCTCGCTCCCTAGGAACGATTTAGCCGCTATCTTTGCAAGCGTATCGGTATACGTGACGGTCTCGAGCAATGATTTTAATGCCTGCCGGGCAAGCGTATCCGTATAGGTGATCGTCTCTGAAAAGAGACGTGCTGCACTCCTCGATATTGAATCGGTGAACGTGATCGTCTCATCCAACACCTGCGAATAGTTCGAGGGACCGGGAATACGAAAAGCCTGCACGAGAGGCTTGAAAGGTTGTGCTCGTCCGAGGCGTGCCATATTTCTATATTAGTACGTTGCTGCGCGATTTATTGCCTGCATGACTCTGGTCTGCGACTGCTGCACGGATCCACCACCTGAAGGCGTGTAATATACGGTCAAGCGCATAGCATCGACGCTCGCGGTAGAGGATGTCTCTGATGTTCCTCGTCGCACGGAATAGCAAAATCCAAAGCCTGAACTATTTATATCGGTATCCGTCCAGGTTAGTCCCCATAGATTCGCTGCGCCTCCGAAACTTCTATATGCGAGAGTGGTACTTAATTGCACATTAGTCGACTGATCGGTTCCTCCTATGGTGCCGCCCTGCACTATTTTTACAGCGCTATCAGTCGACTGGGTATCAGCTCCCTTTACCTTCACTTCTGCAAGGATTCCGTCGATAGTCGCTCCTGCCGGAATGGAAAATCCGTACCCTGTCGTCTTAATAAAGTGGGTTATCGTTGAGGGTGAGACTGAACGCGTAGCAAAGATACCGTCCTCCACCATCACATTTCCAGGGTTAGTCCACGCCAAAGTGCCCTGGGTTGCATCATCAACCGCCGTGGTCGGGAAGTTTGGTCCGGAAGTAGCCATATTATTTTGCAGCTAAACGATGCCGATAAAGTGCGGGATCAACGAGAGCGGCGGCCGCCGCAGGATCAATAGGTACTCCGAAATCAACAATTGCATCGAAAGCAGCGCGCGGATCTCGCATCAGCTCATTATAATTAACCTCGATAATATCGATGTCACCACGCTCTGCTGCGATCTGTTTTTCAGCTCCTAATATCACATCTTTTAAATATACGGACGACTCCACTTCTCCCCAGTCACGCAAGCCGATGAACGATCGATAGGATGCAAGGATCTCTTTCTCGTCGCGATTCATGAATATCAGCTTATATTTTCCAGGAGGCAATAGCCGGATGTATGTACGCGGTATCTTTAAAACCTGCCCTTTATATTCTTCGTAGAATGTTGGGAAGTCGAACTCCATATAGCCCTCGATCGAATAGAATCCGTTCGGGTTAGGAATATACCCAGTATTGCCAAACGGAATATTGTATTCCGAATCATTGAGCGACATCTTCACGACTGGAAGGCCGCCGCCCTCTAGGCAGCGTGCCATCATCGACGAGCCACTCCGTCGAAAGCTCGAAATGAGGTAGACGGGATCCATAGGCGCTAGGTGCCGAATAAATCGAGATATTCGGGTTTGAAATTGTCAGTGAGATACCCCTTAAGTTCTAGGAAGTCCTGCGTCTCGGTGCCAGTAAATCCGCGGGAAATTGCCACCACGTATGCGTGGAATATCGCCAGCTTTTCTTTATATTCTTTCTTCGCTTGACCCATCTGCTCGTCCTGCCTGCGCTCGACTACCGGAGCTATCACTTCCTCTTTGCGCGCATCAAGCTCGGCGATCTTCTCTGGAAAGGTGCTTAGGTGCTTGAGTCGATCCTGGATGATGCTGTTCGGCCACTCCTCTCCCTGCTTCTGCGTGCTGGTGATCGTATCCGTAAATATATTTCCATCCTCGCACGAATATTCAACCGTGACCTGCATCACTCCATTAACCAGTCTCGTATCCGTAATCTTGGCCGTCCACATAGCAGTAAAAGTTATTTTTCGTAAGGGTATGCTGCGCCTTCACGGCCTCCTTCGAGGTAGATGAACCGGCAGCCGGTGATCTCCTGCACCTCCTCGCGCAGCTTCTTGAATGGGCAGATCGTGGCAACGATCACATCGAATCCCTGCAGCTCTAGCGTCTTAGCGAGACGTGCGACACGAAGATTCTGTTCACGACGATCTTTAGGTGTGAGACCGAGGCCCGGCCATACTGCTCGCATCTCATCACCGTCGAGAATGATCTCGTGCTTTCGCATTTGGTGCGCGAGTGTCGTCTTGCCGGCACCACTGTTTCCCGTTAGCCAAGTGATCATAATTTCAGTATAACAGCACGCGCACCATTCCTGGTGCGCGTGCTGTTAATTGCCCTAGAAAGGCATGAATACGTGACCCCCTATGAGCGAGCAAGCCGTAGCTGTGCAAGCGTATAGGTGTCCCATATACGTGATGAAAGTGATCATCGTGGTATCGGTTAAGTGGATAATCCTATCTTCATTATACCTCCACGATCATGTAGGCGTATGCGTTTACGGCTGCGCCTGCAGTGACACGGATGCGGCCGAACTTTCCGATCTCTATGACCGGCTCGAGGCCGAGAGGGTACTGCTTGATGTACTGGTTAGTAGGTGCGACGAACTGCGCATCGAATACGCGGGTCGCCGTGATCGTACCCTCTGCGCTAGCGGTGTATCCGGTCGCTGCAGTACCGACTTCGATGAGTGCGGTCGTAGGATCTCCGCCCGCGAGAGCGTTGCCATCCTGCTTCACGATGCCGGCCGCAACGTGTGCAGTCACGGTCGCAGCGACGTCTGTCTGCAGGAGCTCTGCCTTGATCGGGGTAGCTGCGGCTGATCCATCGAATGAGACTCCCCATTCCTTGATCTTCGCGACGATGGTCGCGCCTGCCTTCACCTGCAGAAGCGTCTTGATGGCCGTACCTGTCGTGACGGGTGCCTGTGCAGCGGTAGTCGGTGCTGGTCCGTTTGCGATTAAGTAGAGTGCCATTCTAGTGAATTTATCTTTATAAGAGTCTTAGGCTCACATCCCTATCCCCCGAGAGGGATAGAAGGAAAGTCCAAGTTTAGGCTGCTTTCACCTTCCAAGTGAACTGCAGAGAGTCACCTGATACCACGTTCACTGCCGTGAATGTCTGGCGGCAGAGGAGCGTGCCGTTCGTCGTTGCGTTGAAGACGCCTGATTCAGTGATGGCGATCGTCGCTGCTTCGGAAACGGTTCCCACGAGTTGTGAGGTATCGTTCGTGGTCGTCGTGGTGACGAGCGAAGCGGTAGCTGCCGCAACGGCATGCACACCGGATGCTGCGCCTCCCGCTGCCGTGACCTCCGTCTGAAGGGTCGTGTCACCGGCTGCAAAGGCCGTGGTGCCCGTTCCCTGGCCGATAGAGGCGAATACAGGGACCGAACCGACTCCGTTGATCAGGCCGGCAACCGCTGCCTTGCCCACGGTGGTGACACCGTTGCGCGTGTGCTTCACATCGGACCAGAAGCCCATGAAGGGACGCATGAGGAAACCGAGCACCGGCCAGTTGATCCAGTTCGGAGAGATATATCCGTGCTTGATCAGGTATCCGACGAATCCGAACTCCTGGAAGATCGGCTTTGCGTTTCCGAAGGAATCAAGGTGACGCATCTGGACGTTCGTATCCAGGGCGATCATTCCGGCGTAGATCGGGGTAGCTTTGACTGCGTAATTCATAAAAATAGGCTAGGCGGTTGGGGTTTCCTCTTCGTTTATAATCGGCTCGCCGACGAGCTTCGCGATGGTCTCATCCGCAGCGGCATTCGCCACGGTGAAAGCCTCGTTCCGCTTCCACACCTCGCGGGTGGCTTCGTAATTGGCGAGGAACTCTGCGAGAGATGCGCGCACGTCGACTTCGGAAGTTTCGAGCGGGAAGCCATGCGTGTAAGTGACGTCATGCTCGCCGTTCTTCAGGATCTCGAAAGAGACTGAAAGGATCGTCGTGTCGTCAGCTTGCACGTTGAGCTTCTCGGCTCCCGTGATGTTGAGCGTGTATACAGGTGCTTCGGTTGGTTCCATATATTTATCCTAACACCATCGAGCGGTCGAGTGCGCAATGGTGGATGTGCATAAGGCTAGACGGTGACGGTTTCCGGTCGAACGTAGCAGCGGCAGTCAGGGTGCAGCGGAGGCGCACCGACGTCTGAATAGTCGAGATCCATCGATTCTCCGGCAACGGTTGAGCCTGCAGTATCGCCCTTATCGTAGAAGTTTTCATTGATCGAGATCACGGTCCCGTCCATATCGTCGCAGTACCCGCATACCTTATCGTCCTCGGCCGTGTACCACTTGATCGTCTCTACCACTCCGGATGCCTTCCAGGTCTCCTTCGTCGTATCGTTCGCAATGCGGAACGTCTCGGTCTTCGCGATCATCGCAGCGCGGCGCTCATCGCTCCATGCGTATACATCCCGGACCGAAGCCTCGAGCTCGGACAGGGTTGCGCCGGTGCGGATCCCTTCGTCCAGCTTGCCCTTCAGCGCATCGAGCGTGGTCTTCTGATACGAGTCAGCCATCAGCGCGATCGACTTATCGAGTGCAGCCTGATGTTCAGGCGTATCGAATACGTTCGCCGCTTCCGGCTTCCCGATCGCATTGGCTGCATGCACGGCTTCAGCCTTGCCTAGCTTCTTGAGGAGCGGTCCTGCGAAATCGATCATGAGTGAGGTCCACTTGTCGACGTCAAAGAGCTTGGATGGATCCACGTCCTTCGTGACGCCGGTCGCGTTCGATAGGTTCGCGAGCACTACCGCGAGCTGATCATCATTCAGATCACGCACGCCCTCGGCGAACTTATGCTCGTACTTCTCGACGCGGGAAGCGAAATCCTTCCAGACGTTGTAATACTCCTCATCGGTCAGATCCCATAGGTTCTTCTCTTTGATCGCCTCGAGCTGCTTCGTGAAGCGTTCAGCGAATGCCTCCGAGAGCTCTGCCCGGATCTTCGCATTGCGCGCATGCCGGGTCGTGACCTTGCCTGCCTTCACGTAGTAAACCGGGACCGCAGCGGGTCGTGCAGTAAACTTGGTACGGCGCGGCGCTACCTTGCGCGTCTCCGCATCGATCTCCTTCGTTTCTACATCGATCACTGCCTTCTCTTCGCCGTCCTCTGGCTTTGCTGGGATCGGTTCACCGAGCGGCTGGTACATAGTGCTAACCATCACCTCATCGCCTCCATCGACGGGACCTGCGCCCATGTACTTCTCACGGGCCTCGTTGATCGAGATCACCGGCTGGCTGCCGACTGCGGCCTGCATCTCGGTGGTGCGGTATTCCTTATCCTCCGGTACCGGATCATTGAATGAGAGATAGAGATCCTCTCCGAAACGTGGGATCAGGAACTCGTTCAGGTATGCAGTGATCAGCATCATCTTCGGCTTGATCGTACGCTTCGCGAAGATATAGTCCGCGGTCTCCGCAGTGGCGCGGTTCGTATCCTGCTCTGCGCTGCCGAGGATCGTGCTCGATACGCGGAAGCCGGCGAGGATGCGTTCCTTCATGCGGTCCAGGAGCGTGCCGAAATCCATGTCCTTCGGCGTAGCGTCTGCAGTGAACTTCACGCCCTCCGGAAGTACGGCGACGTTCTGCCCGTTTCCGCTCTTGATGCCTCCGCCATAGCTCTGCTCGAACCCTGCACGCAGGCGAGAGATCTGGGCCTCGGTCTTATACGGCGATGTGAGCGTGCCGGATGGTTTCGCTCCCTTGAGGAAGAACTGGCGATTCCACTCGAGCACGGCCTGGTCGTTATCGAGCCATTCAGGGATACCCTGGACCGTACCGATACCGACGTACTGATCATTAGGATCCGGATACTTAATATGCAAAATGCACTCCGGCGCATAGGTCCACTCACGGCCCTCGAATACGAAGCGGTATCCGGTGACGATGTACGGATAGCTGCTCTTGTCGAATGTGAGAGAAACGCGCGATGGATCGAGCAGCGTCATGGAGCTCGGCTTATCCGTGTACGATGCTACCGGCTTGCCGTCAGCGCCGAGCATGAGGATGTAGGCGTTTCCGGTGATCTCGAGATGCGAGGCGATCAGGTGCTTAAACTCCACGCCGGTCTGATGCTCGTTCACGCCATTGAGCAGATCCAACGCTTCGTTATCGAAGAGCTCCTCCTGGTCGTCGTTGCCCATGATCCGGAAGAGGCGCCATTCGATGTTTCCGATCTCGTCAGCGATCGCCTTGGTAGCGGCATATACCCAGCCGGTATTGCGAGCCATGGCTGCAGCAGCAGAGACGCGCTTGCCAGAGCTCGGGCGCCAGAGCACCATGCCGTCCGTTCCTCCGGGCATGTCCTTTCCGGGCATGATCCCCTTCGCTCCGAAGACGTAGCTGGTAGGGAAATCCTCGATGGTAGGCGCTATCCAGCGCATGACGGTTGCTGCACCTTTTCCGATCACCTCTGCGGCCTGTTCTCGAATGTTCATACGATGGCTGGGATTATTGCGCCTTTCCGCACGGCGAAGCGGTGCTTAGTATTGCCGTAGCACACGATCACGCCGGGAATGGTGAGCGGGCGGATCCCACGGACCAGGAAGGCGAATACGCGCTGGATCACATTCGGCTGCGGCATGACGAGGCCGTTCGGGGTATTGCAAAATGCGCAGTTGAGAATGACCGAGTGGCAGATCTTGCCGCCGGTCTCGAGATGATCAGTGATCGTATAGTCCCCGGGTAGCTGCAGATCGTCGGGAGATGCGACGCGGCGCACGCTATGCGTGAGTAGTTCCATATTTTGAGTATATCCCATGACTGCCGAGCATAGATGCTAGAGGCTGTGTACTTGGGGAAGGTCGATGCCTTCCTCTGCGAGACCGAGGATCAGATACACCAGGGCGTCTACCATGTCGTCATGGCTCTCTGCACCGAAGCCGAAGAGCTGCGCGAGCAAGGCTTCGCAGCCGGTGCGAGGGAAGCGTACGGTCCCGTTCTTGATGTACGTCGATGCGACGGTCAGACGTGCACGCTTGTCCGTGTTCGGGCGCATAGGGCGTACGGCGAGCATCATGCGTTCCATCTCCTGCAGAGCTGCGGCCTGATATGCGACGTTCTCCACGCAGAATAGATGCACGCCTCCGGCTCGAGGCATCTCGGCCAGGGTCCCTATCGTCGTATGGAAATCCATCCGGGCGTTGATCACGTTCGGCAGCACGAAGACGAATGGCCGATCCTCCACGTATCGCACGTCTCCGGATACCACGGCCGTATAGTCGTTCGTTGTTTTCTTTCCGATCGCAAGGTCCACGCCATGACCGATGAAGCCGCGGGGCGCTTCCGGGATCTCGTCGTAGTACGTGATGTCCTCGGGAGTGATCACCTGTCCCTCTTCAGCGACGACCTCGAGCAGCATCTCGCGGTGCCAGGACACTTCTCCCATATCCTTCCGCTTCGCATCGAGATCTGCCTGCGTGGGAAACATTGCTTTCCAGGTGCAGCGCTCGAGCTCCGGTTCGTCTCCTGGGCGCAGCAGTGCGTACTCGAGCGTGGTGAACGTCCCGCGGGATCGCAGGCGAGCCATCAGCGAATCCATGTGCAGCAGGTTCCCGATCACGATCACACGGCCGCGCTTCTGATCTACTGCAGGCAGCACTTCGCCGCGCAGCCAGCTATCACTAGCATCGCGACTCTCTTTCGTCTTCACGCGCTTGAGGTCCTCCGGGTCGTCGAGGATCACCAGGCTCGGACGATGCTGCCTATGACGGATACCGCGGACTTTCTGTCCGGTTGATCGAGCGAGGATACGCACGCCGGTATCGAGCAGCAGGTTCTTCGCCTGCCATTCCTCTTCACTCTCGAGCGTCGGCTCCGGAGACTGATCGTGCACGCGCTTGGTAGGGATGTGCCCGTAATCGTTTATCAGCAGCCAGTTGTTCTCGAGCTCGTACTTGATCGAGGCGATGTTCAGTGCTGCCTGCATGCCGGTATCGGCGATCGGAACGATGAAGGGGTAGAGATCCGGCTTCTCTAGCGCAGCGTATAGCGGCAGGGCCAGTGATCCGTCCGTCGACTTTCCCGATCCGCGGAAGCCGAGGATCAGCAGGCGCTTGAGCTCGTCGTCGTCCAGGGCCGTGAGCAGCTCGTGCTCATGATCAGGAGGCGGAAGGTAAAAGTAATGCGGCAGATACACCAGGCAGAAACCCTCGAGCGTCTTCCGCATCTCCTGGCGGAAATAGAAATCATTAAAGGGGGTGTTATCCCACCACGCCAGGCTTTGCGGCGCTTGCGGCTGCGGGGATGAGGGTAGAGGTGATATCGGTTCCATGTATCGGGGTTGCTGCGGCTGCACGCGCTGCATCGGCCCGTGCAGCGATCTCTTTCAAACGATCGGGTCCGAAGCCATGCGATGAGAATGCCTTCACCACGTTCTCGTAGAACTCGGACGGCATAGGGCGGAATCTCCACTCTGCATCGCCCAGCTTCTCGCCCTGCTTCATGAATAGGCCCGCGATGCGCTCTGCCTCGAACAGTTTCAGATCGAGCTCCACGATGGCCTTGAGCGCTGATACCTGCTCTCCAACGGTAGGCATGGGGATCATTTCGCGCAGTGAGTCGAGATCCCAGAAGGCGATCTTAAAGAGCCTCTCTGCGACGAGGTTGTATCGTTCACGCGTCTTCGTGATGCGCTCGAGCTCGAGCTCATGTGAGGAGTAATGCTCGGCGCCTGCCTTGATCTTCCGCATCAGTTTCTCCACGTACTGCCGATGAAGAGCATGTCCGGATGATGTCTCGTATCCAGCTTTTGCTAGCGCGATCTGGATCCCGGTAGTGGTGTACATCGGGTCTTTGATCATTGCGCGGCGGATCACTTTCATGATCTCCTCTTCCTTTCGGTACGGGATGATCGGCATATCGTTTTACGACGTTTTGACGGCAGTCGAGCTTTGTGTTGCCTTGCTTTTCACGAAATCAACAATCTCGCGAATATCCTCGAGTGATCCGGTCAGCTTGAGCTCCATCTCGAACGTAGGAACTGCGGGAGCGGCCTCTACCGGGTTGCCGGCGATGAGATCGTCCGCCATCTTCTGCGCCGATACCTTCGGCTTTGCTTTCATCTTATCGATAGTGATCATACTGAAATTATAACTGGTAATGCGATCAGGTGCGCAGGGGCAGGGAGCTGCTCGAGGTGTATGTCCAGCCGACACGTATGCTGTCACGTCCTCGCGGATGCGTGATCACTCGGCGCGTGCTCGAGGCCCAGGGTGCAGTGGGGCGAGGCGTCTAAGGCTCCCTCCCTCTGCGCGCCTAACGCGCTAGAGATCTATCGGAACCTTGATGTTGATACGTGCGATCAGCCTCCAGAGGAACTTCGGCATGAAGCGTGGACGGTCCTTCATGATCCTGCGAGCGAGCTGTGCGCCCTCTGATTCGATGAATGAGGATACCTGTCTGCGTGCTTCCTTTCGCGTCGCCTTGAGCTGTTTCGCGCGTCCCATGGCTATGCTGCTATATCGAGTGCTGGCTTCTGGCCGGCTGCTTCTGCGCTGTACGCCTCTACAGGAGGTGCATCAGCGGCTTCTGGCGGAGCGTTGTACGTGTACGTCTCTGCGTAGGTGCAGAGCTTCAGGAGGTGCATCGCCTTGCTGCGCTCGAGGTTCATCGTCTTGCGATCCTCCTCGTACTGCTTATCGTATGTCTCGAGCGATTCACGGACCTTCCGGATGGTGTCTGCGAGAGACTTGATATTATCCCGGTGCTGCTTGGTATTTCCTTCCGGGCTGGTGTCTCCCTTCATCTGCTTAAGAGTGACGTCGAGCTCGTCGGCCAGTTTTGCTGCCTGATTCCGGGTGACGGTCAGCTCTTGCATGGTCCGGGCGAGCATCGATGCCTGGCAGAGCTTATTCCAGGCGTCCCGCTTCCATACCTTGATCTGATCCTTTCTAAACTCGTTCTGCAGATCTTCATCCATAGGGTGATTCGTTAGTGGTTAAAAATTCAGTGTCGTCTGCCTCCTCATCCTCTGCGACTGGATCCTCTTCCATGATCGCTTCGAGTGTTTTCGGTGGGCGTCCTCGTCCCTTCTTCTCCTTCACGAGAACACCACGCCGTATCAGGTCTGCCCATACGTCCTGCCGGTGCTGATATTCACGGAGTCGCTCCGCAAGCTCTAGCACCTCTGGGCGAATGTTCTTCCCGAGGCTCGGCATGTGCTGTCACGATAGCATCCTCTTGCTCGGCATCACTCGTGGTATGTGGACAAGGGTACCGTTTCGGTTCGGACTAGCGCGAGCGGATCGTACGACTCTCCGGCTTCCAGGATCACGATGCGGATGTGCACGTATCCGCGTTTCATGTTCGATGCGATGCCCGCAGCGAATACATCGATGTCCTTATCGTTCACGAAGAGAGCATCGGCGATCCCTTTCCAGACGTTATCCGTATCTCCGTGATGCCCATTGGCCCAGCCGATCAGGATCAGCATCATGCAGCGCTGGCCCTTGGCGAGCTCGATCGGGTGCTTCATGCCCAGGATCCGGATCCCGTTCTTATTCGCATAGTCGTAAAAGCAAGCGCGGACGTATTGCTGCCACATGAGATAGCGGGCTGCAGAAGCCCGCATTTTCTGCTTTATGACGCGCTGGAAGGGGACGGGGTTGCCGGTGACGTCTTCGTGGTTTCCGTGGACCAGGAAGCTGTATACGGTCATATCCGGACGCTCATCATCACGCAGGTGATCCCGAGGAGTATGATCGCGATCCCTTGGAGGATCGATGCGATCGTCAGGACACGTATGCGCGCCTGCATCTCCTGCTCTGTCATGTACGGTTTCATATATCTTTTAGGTCGCTTAGATCGTCTGGTCCCTCCATCGTCAGAGGGCAGGCTACTTTGTGGTAATAATCTCTCTTCGATCCGCAGCACGAATGCTGGCCCTTGCCGGATCGTTTCGGATCCCGCATCCAGGTGTGATCCTTCTTGCTGCCGAGGCGGCCGGTGATGCGCGCCATCTGGTACGTGTTGATCCGTCCGGAAGGCATCAGCTTGAGACCGGCGGCGAGGTATTGCTGTTTTTGAGTCATAGGAAACGATGGCCTTCGGCGATTAAAGATGGCGGTGACTGAACGGTGCACGTACTCCACATATCGAAACGATCGGACCATCTGATCGAGCAGTTCCGGCAGGATGGATTCGTGCGATCGAGCATGCGGCGCTGCGTGCGGTTCAGGATCTCCGGACCTCGAGGGGCGACGTTCGTGCTTTCGAGCAGGGTGGTGAGGTATACGTCCGGGAGACCTTCCTGCTGCAGCAGTCCTTTCGGATGTGTGCGCGCCCGCGATATGTTCTCCTGCGAGTATCCGTATTCCCGAGCCATGATCTGATTTATGACGACGCCAGTGCCTGTATACGTCTCGATCATATAAGTGTTGCCTGGTTAGGATCCGGTTTATCGTTCTCGCAGCGCGCGCATTCCTTCCGGGTGAAGCGGGCGAAATCGAACGTCACGCGCTTACGGCCGCAGCCGCCTATGCAGATGTAGAAATATGCCGATCTGCGTGTGTTAGGTGTTCGCTTTTTCATGATCGGATTCCTTCGCCCACGGATCAGGCTGTCCCATCAGTGCGTATCGGCGTACTACTTCGGCCCGGCATTTGATGTGGAACGGCGCTTTCCTGTTCGTGTGATTCACCTGATAAAAGAGATAATTGAGCGGGACGTCTGCCCACGCTACTCCTCGGTATATGCCGCAGTCGACGACGGAAGGATCGTACTTCATGCTGGCGGCTCTCGGTTGATCAGCTTCACATCGAAGGACCATGGATTCGTTCCGATCCATCCCTGCGCGTATGCCTGTGAGGTCCAGAACTGGCAGCCGGTTTCTCCGCCCTCGGAATCATCGATCACTTGTTGGCAGTAGATCATCGCCTCCTTCGGGTATAGATCGGATCCGCAGAACGGGCAGCGACTCGCCTTCAGAGCAGCGATATGCTCGGGAGTGAAAGGACCGTCGTACATTGGGAAATCAGTCATAGGTGAATTTTATACACGGGGCGTATAACGGCACTTCGCGCAGATCGTGCTTCCCGGCTTCACGCGGTATGCGTAGATCACGAGCGCGAGGATCACGATCAGGAAGAACGGGATGAGAGGGAAGAATACTATTGCGAGGCAGGCCATGACGCCGGCGAGGCGGAGGTAGTAGCTTTTCTGATCCATCAGCGTAAGGCGCTCGCAGGATGGGCATCGTTCGTCTTTCATAAGAGTGATTCGGTTAGGTTGGTATGTTCTGCAGTGTGCTCGACGGTCGTCATATCCCAGTCCCAGAACTCGCCGCGCGATCGGAGGAGCTGCAGGATGGTGACTTCGCCTCCTGGCTCCCAGTATCCCGCATTCTTTCCGTGGACCTTATCGATGATCGCGACGCGCGGAACCTTTCCGCCTTTCAGGAATTCGGCGCCCTTCCTCGTGAGGATGTATTCCCCGGACCCGCGGCCGGCGAATGCGAGCAGTCCGTGATAGCGGGGCTTCGCGATATTGTGCTGCATCGATAGCGTCATGAAGCCCTGCTCGATCTGGCGGAAGAAATCATCGCCGCGTGCAGCCGCGCCGATCATTTCATCCGTGACGTGGATGCGGTTCCGGTCCAGCCGGCGTACTGCATTCGCGAAGGCCATCATGATGAGCGCGGTCCCACGATCGAGCGCCATCGCATAGTCCTTCGTCTGATCGCATCCGCCGCATACGGAGGCCGTGAATTTTACAGGTCGGTCAGCCATATCTATTTTCCGCAGAGAGCGGCGAGATCGCCGGTCATTTTCTCTCCGATCGTCTTGTGATCAGCACGGGCCATGATGCAGAAATCGGAAGCGGTCTGCAGCTTTCCGTTCACCTGGATCTTCGGTGCATATGCGAGGCCGTCTGCCTTAGCATCCTCCGGTGTCTCGAGGGCGACGGCGAGGACGACCAGAAGGCCGACGAATATGACCATGAACACGGCGCTTAAAATCATGCCCAGCGTTTCCTGGAACGGGGTCGGAATCTTGACCTGGTGCCAGTGCCTCGACTCTTTTGAATCGCGGCGGAGGGACTTTGGTATATCGAAATCGTGGTTTGACATTGTTTGTTTGTTTACGGGTACTTAAGGACTATAGCACATTTTTCTATGCCGAGCGGTCGGCATCCCTACCCTGTGGATAACGGTTCTTCATCTTCGATCACGGTCGTCCCTTCCGGGATCTGATAGTGCTGCCCATGATTCTTGAAATAACGATTCAGGCCGGACCGGGTGAGGGTGTTGCGGCCGATCTTCGGCAGCGGCTTCTCCTCCGGAAACTCCGACGCGAGCTCGCCCAGATCATACCCGTCGATGCGTGCATGCTGCGCGGTCTCTCGTGCCATCTTCGCATAGTCGTTGATCCGGGAGAGCGGGAACTTCTTCCGGCGCCAGTCGCTCCATTGCGAGATCTTGTTATCGACGCGATCGATGCAGAGGTGCGCAGGGTTTTCCTTATCGCGGAAGTAGATCAGCATCTTCTGGTTTGGTGGGTATCCCCAGCGGGCAGCACCTACGTGCACATAGTACCGCTCGAGATCCTTTACGGTCCGGAGGGAATTAAAATCTGCGAGGCGCTTATCGAACTCCTCGAGCTCGTATTCATCGAACTGGCGGGTGGTGAGGATCTTCCACTGATCCTCGACCGCATCGCGCTCTGCGCTTCCGGGAGATGAGAACCTGCGTGTGCTTCGTGTCTGTTGGACCATAAATTATTTTGTTAGATATTTTTCAAGCGTCTCGAGCGTCCATTCGGATCGGAGCTTCTCGTTCTCCTTCATCTTGCTGGCTGCCTTCTCGCACTCGCCCTGGCTCCATCCGGCATTCACGATCCGGCGGCAGCTCCGGATGTGGCGCTGGACCGCGTGCTCTACCTTCGCACGGGAGTCGAACTTCTTCCAGAGGCCCTTCTGATCGAAAAACCAGGCGAGGAGCTGAAAGTCTTCCTTGTCTCCCTCGTACCATTTGGTCTTCGTTTCCGTTGCATTGAATGGCGGAGCCGGAGTGGCCGCCGCGGCGGATGCCGCAATACTATTCCTTTTACTTTTAGTATTACTTCTCTGTCCGCCTGCAGGCGGTACGTTGATCCGCCTGTGGGCGGTACCAGTTCCGCTTCCAGGCGGTACCGCCTGCAGGCGGTACCCCTTGCCGACGACGTTCTTCGTGAAGGCGACCAGGGGCACGATCTCGGTCCGATTCTTCATGGTCTCTGGATCCGAATAGATCCTCTGGATGTAGCCATTCTCCTCGAGGCGGACCAGGCATTTCCCTACCTGCTTCGGGTCGATCATGGAGAACTTCCCGAGGGTGACGTTGCTCGCCGTGCACTTCTCGAGCTTCATGTTCGCGAACCAGTACACGATCGCATAGACGATCCGATCGCTCGCGACCAGGTTCGCATCAGCGAGGAGCTGGTACGGGATGATCAGGAAATCCGGATATTGCATGGAGGTCGTCATGATTTCTTCATTATGCGGGGCGGTCGGCATATCTGCATGTGGATTACAGGTGGATAAGTTGGGGATACGGGCTCTCGGTAGGGCCCGCGCATTTTCCGCGGACCCGGCGAGAGCCTGATCTTTACGATCGGGCTTCTTCTTCTTTTTTCAGACGACGACGTTCACGGCATGGCGGGCAGCGCTTCGGGAGCGGGAAGCCTTGAGTCCGGTACCACTCGATCTCGTGCGGTTCGATCACGAAGATCTCATGGAAGCACTCCTCTTCGACGCACTTCACTCGTCTCGATCCTTCCTGGATGTCTTCCATAGGCTTAGGCGTGAGCAGTTGGTATCCGCCAGCTCGGGACCTTTGAGAGATCTACCGAACGGGTGCAGTCAGCGGTGATGCAGATGTGCGCCTCGCCGCATTCGACGGTGCTGAACTTATGGCCGCCGCCGTAGCGGACGATGCGCGTGAGCTTCTTCTGGCAACCATTGCATTTCCCAGGACCGCGTTCTGCCTCTTCGTGAGGGTATTTTCGTACTCCCATAGGCTAGAAGGGAATATCCTCGGGGTTGATATCTTCGTCCGGATACGCCAGGGTGGTGTCCTTAACGTAAACTGTGGCCTCCGGATCTGCGGCTGGTTCAGGCGTAGGAGCCGGTTCGGGTGCCGAAACGGGCGAAGGGGCTACCGGCGCTGGCGCGACCTCTACAGGGGCATTTTGAGCCTCTGGAGCGTGTGCCGGTGGAGCTGCCTTCGCGGCTTCCTGGCGTTCCTGTGCTATAGCGCCCAGGCGCGCAATGATCTCCTCATAGTTCTCTGGTGTGAGATCGAGGCCAGTGAGACGCTTTACGTCCGCTGCTGCATTCGCGAGATCAGTGGTGCCCAGGTACTTGAGGCGAGCGACTATATCCTTCTTCGCCTTAACGATCCGAGGATCTGGCGCATCGATGCCAGCTTCGTTCCAGGCGCGGAGCTCCTCTCCGGTCTTCTGGGAAATGACGAAGGGATCTCGATGGATGAAGATCTCGGTACGGTCCTTCGATGCGATCGCATAGTTGCCATCGCGATCGAGGTTGAAGTTGACCGTGAGCTCGTACTCGAATCCCTCACGCTGGATCTCTTTCGTTCCGACCTTTTTCACCTTTCCGTCGACCTGGACCGTATCAGTCTTCGCTCGGGCGGTAGTGATCAGATGGCAGCCGGACTGCACGATCGACTGGATGAACTTCTGATGGCGTGGCGTCGTCTCGGACCATGCGGCCCAGGTATTGCCTTTGAACTTCGCACGCGCGAGGAGCTCATTCGCCTCGAGCAGTCCGCCCTTCCCGTCCCACTCATGAGACACGGAATCGATCACGATCGCTTTCACGCCGGATGCCTCGGCAGCATCGATCGCTGCGATGTAGCTCTCCGGAGTAAAGGGTGCTGTCAGCGTGATGATCTTGTATGCGCCGAGATCCGAGTAGAGCTCTCCCGATCCGTTCTCGGTATCGATGAGCAGCACTTCCTCCCAGGAGTCGACGAGGCCGCGCGCGACGAGCAGCGAAGAGTACGTCTTTCCAGATCCCGAGGGACCAGAGAAACCGATACGGAGCTTTGCTTTGCGGCGGGCGGCTGTTCTTATTTCTATTGCCATTTTGTTTGTTTGCTAGTGAATAGATGCGCACGGGCACGAGAGCCTAGTATGACCAGACTTCCTTATTCCCGAGACCGGGGACGATGCGATCGGTCTCCGCGGACTGATGGAATGCGAGGAGTGCTCGCAGCATCGCCGTGGAATAGGATCGAGTGACCATCTGGTATCTCCGGGGAGACACAAAAGACCGGAGCCGCTCTATGAGCTGGATCCGGTTCAATACATGAGGGTCTACTATTTGCATGGTATTTGTTTGTTTACTCGTCGCTTCTGGCTGCGACTAACGCCCGACCGCTTCACTGTATCATCATGCCGAGCGGTCGGTATTTTCTAGCTGTGGATAAGGTTCCGAGCGGTCGGTAATTCCCGTGGTAGACTCATGGTCATGATCACGAATGTAAAGAACAAGGCGCAGGTCCTCGGAAAGATGGGCGGCATTGCTTCCCGGAAGAAAATGACGAAAAAGCAATGGAGCGCATTCTGCAGCGCAGCCGCCAGATCCCGCTGGGATAAGGTCCGGGCCGAAGAGGCCAGGCTCGAGGAAAAGAAAGCTCTCCGTCGCGAACGAGATCGAGCACGCAGGCAGGCAGCAAAGTAAAAGGGGAGGGACAATTTGTCCCTCCCCTTTCATATGCCCAGCGCGGGCTGGTAGCCGGTGCGCAGGTAGATATGGATCACCTCACTTTCTGGCTAGATTTGAACAGATCACGAGTTGCCGGAGCGCTTGCTTCACCTTGCGGCGATGCGTTTTCTTAGCCATCTCTTCCTCCCGATGAATGATCTAAATTAACGATAGCACCTAAATTGTCGTGTTCACGCTTTTTCCAGTGGCAGTGAGCCAGGTCTTCCGGATCAAGCCGACGAGCGTGATCGCTAGACCGACGAGCGTGAGGATAGCATTAAGTAGATTAAATGTCGCGTCGACGATCTGATTCACTGCGCTGCCATCGATATTCAGGTTTGTGAGGCCGAGGAGCGTTATTACTAGCGGGATGTACATGACCACGACGCCCTTTGCAGTGAGTGAAGCCTCCATCGGGTGCTTCGAGGAAAGCAGTATCCAGTTGAGTGCGCGGTTTATGGTTTTCATGTATATATCATCGCACTTCTGAATCACTTGTCCCCAGGTTATCCACTTAGAGCGCATTCAGAGCGGAGCGCGTGCGCGGTCCTACGATGCGGCCTTTCGGATCCGTTGAGGAATCGACGCCGTGCTTCACGCGGAACTTCAGAACCGCTTGCGCCGTGATGTCGCCGTAGTATCCGGTCGGTGCGAGGTTGAAGCAACCGTCCGCTGCGAGTGTGTTCTGCAGCGCTGCGACTTCCTCGCTCGTCTGGCCGTATGCAATATCCACACTGAAGACGTGATGAGGTTTGACTGGCTTCTCGCTGTATACCAGGACCATCGCATCCCAGATCCTTCCTGCAGTGAAATGATCCTCGCTGATGAACTGCCAGCCGTTCGTATCCGGAGCGCAGTCAGCTCCCCAGGACTGCTTTGCCCAGATACCCTTCTTCCCTTTTACGATGCCGGCCTTTCCGCCGAACATGAAATGCGCCCAGAAATCTCCGACCTGCTTCGGCGAAGGATGTGAGGAGAGCCAGGTGCCGTTATTCGATCCGTGAATGCCGATCAGTATGCCCTTGTTCGCCTTCATCGCTGCGGCCATCACATCGATGTTGATCGCCGGGTACACGTATGCGACGAGGCCGGCCGTCTTTGCTGCGTCAGCTCGAGCTGCTGCGCTGATGTCTGCTGCGCGCTCCATGAACGCCTCGGTAGGCGGTACGCCTGGCTTCGGGTAGGAAGGGACCAGAGCTTCTTTATAAAAACCTTGCTTCACGCACACATCGCCGAGTGCACGAGAGTTAGATCCGCCTCCGGGAACGAAGACCTGTGAATAGTGCGCCTTCGCGCTCTTCTCGCTCGTCTCATGCAGGAATGCTGAAGTGATCGTTTGTGCGTATTCGGAGATCGTCTCTCCTCCGCAGGATCCGGCAGAGCCCTGATCCTTCGTAGGGAGAATGAAATCGAGATCCTTCTCGATGTCGTATCCCTCTTTCCAGTTGAACGGTTCTATTGCCTGGCCGATCTCGGGTGATCCGAGTCCATAGTCTCTTTCATCAAATGCGCGGGCGTGAGCGCCTGAAGGATGTACGCCAAGTATGTCGATAGGGTTCATCTCTCGATGATAGCACCGAGAATTTTACCCTCCGAATACACCTGTGGAGACGAGGAGCTGCACGAAGCCGATGATACCGAGCCCTCCGTATGCGAGTTTAGTGAGCCAGTCGACTTTCTTTTCCATTATTGCGTGTGCGTCCCAGAGCTTCTTATGCTCTTCTTCTCCCAGCTTGCGCCACTCCGCGACTTCCGATCGTTCGATCTTAGAGGATACGGCTGCAGCGATCTTGGCATCGAGATTCAGCGTCAGGTTATCGATACTCTTCTCGATACTCGAAAGGCCCGAGTGCAGATCTCGGATATCAGTGATCGCTCGGTCCGTGATGGTGCCGAGTCGTACGATCGCATCGTGATCGCTTTGCGGGAGCATGTGTCTAGTCTGGTCCGGGTCCATGGTGTTTCCTATGAAGGGTGCTCCTCGCACCGTACGTCAGCGAAACCCAGATCCAGATGGCTAACATTTTCAGGATCAATAGGGTGATCTGCTGGAAAAGCGATCTCCCCCACCTTTGTATTGCATCCTGCTGCAGTGCATATCAACTCCACGATTTTATCTGGAGCCTGCTCTTCGGGTGTTTGTATATTTTCATCCATAGTATTTCATTATGCGAATTCGGCATTTGCCATTACGGTTGCAAGTCCTGTTGCCCCGGTTCCACCAGATCCGGCATTTACTCCGTTGCCGCCACCGCCACCACGATTAAAGTTTCCTGTACCCGCACTGCTCGCGCCCGGCGAGCCGCCTGTGGTCGTGACGGTACCAGTATTTGCAGTTAGTGTTTCATACACGGCAAGGAAAAATCCTGCAGCTCCACCTCCTCCACCTCCGGCACCATGGTTAGTACCACCAACGTCGCCGGTAGCGGCAGTACCATTCGTACCGGCGACTGAAATACCGTTTGCTGTCGTGAAATTCCACGCTCCCGCACATTCAATAATGAGACTACCGCCGCCGGTACCGCCCGTACCAGCGGTGTGTGGGTGTGTCGATCCCGAGTTGTTATATGAGCTTCCTCCACCAGCGCCGGTACCAGTCCATAGACGCCTTCCATATCTCTCGAACGGTAGCAATGTCGAGAGTGGTAGAGAGTTATCAGAAAGGTATGCGTGAAAGGAATACGAGCTCGGAACTACTCCGTCAACGCCCGCATTGAAGCTGATCGCTCCTGCGCCAGCGATAGTATCGAAATCTGCATACGACTGGCCGTTAGTGCCGCTACCGCCGCTGTTAGTTGAGGAACCTGATCCTGAAACACTTGTACCACCACCACCAGGAGTCCCGAGTCCCGAAACATCTATCATCGGTGTCTGGGAAGATGTGAGCGTGACGTTTCCGCGCGATCTAAACATGATCGTCGAACCGTTCGCACGCGGGTTAATGAAAGCGACTTTTCCGGTACCAGTGATGCTAATGCTGGTGTAGTTCTTTATATAAAACCGCGCATTTGCTAGGTCGAGTGTAGTGGTGCCTGATGAAACAGTTAGCGCACCATCGGCTCCGGTACCGCCGAATCCTTTGATAAATCCAGAATGTATAACGCCGGAGGCATTGAGCTTGGCCACCTTTCCGCTATCGCTGGCTCCTGATGGAGTTGCGATGAAATCCGAGTCACTGATCTGCTGCCCGTTTACGATGGCCATAATTAAGTGAGAGTTATATCGACCTCGAGCGTCGTATCGATGCCGGTCGTCTTCACGTACGGCGTGCCGAGGAGCGATCGGTTGAAGATTTTCCCGGAGTTCGCTGTGCCTGTCGCATTCATGAATGTGCCCACCTCGCGGTAAGTGCCATTCGCAAGCAGAGCGTCAGTGAAAAAGAACTGAAGCTGCGCCTGGTTATATCCGAAGTCGATGGCATTCGCGATCGCGACGCGGACCACCTCGGTCTGAAGCTGCGTGTCGGAAACGGTCGGAGCGGTAGATCCGGATCCGATTCCCGCATAGTTAATGCCTCCTGGATAGATGGTCGCACCGACGAGACCTGTCGCGCAGAGATACTGAACGAAGAGATCCTTTCCTGTGAGCGCTCCCTGCATGATCAGGTTCGGGCATTCGACGGCAGTCTCGATGAATCCTTCCTCGAGGATCTGCTTCACGAGAGCATCGGCTGCAATAACGCGCTCCATCATCTTTGAGCGGATGATTCCCTGGCCGTCACCGGCCGCATGACGAAGCCGACGCGCGAGTAGTAGATGCGGCATCATGGCATCGATCGTACCGGCGCGGTACGTCTTGAGACGGATCATACCCTTCGGTTCGAGGAGATCGGGTGTGGAGATGCGGTGCTGCATAAATATATCGTAGCATTTACGCTAAGGACCCCATGTGCTGAATCCCCACTTTGCTGTTGTGCCACCGTACACATACGGACCTGTCGTGGTGCTGATCGCGGCGGAGTCTCCGACTGTGAGTGCTTCCTGTACCACGATGAGGACCTCGAGGACCGTCGATGGATCGACCTGATTCGCATTGAGCTCCTGCTCGAGCAGCAATGTCATGATATCGATGAAGGAAACGTCCTCGGTTGCGCGTGCCTCGACGGTGTAATCGAATGCGGTAGGTGAGCGAAGTTTTCCGGTGATGCGCTTGATCGTGAAGGATCCGGAGATCCCCATGAGCGTCGAGTTGATCGTGATATTTTGGCCCACCGTGAGGCCCGTCTCGCTCGTCCTGAAAGAAACGGAGTATTCCGGGTCCCCGTATATCGCTATTTCCGCCTGTGCGCGCTTCTGCGCCTCTGCGACGGTCGTGATGAGCCGATCTACGATAGAGTCCTGAAACTCGCCGTAGGCGGTAATTGAAGAGGGATTAAAGGCATGCCCGAGGACCGGGATCTGCGCATCTCCGAAGGCTTTGATCGTATGAGCCGCTCCGGGATCCGTGGTCCAGCGCAGAAAGGCGCCCACGCCGCCCTGGCCTGGGTTATAGAGCACGTTGTATGAAAGCGGATTATCCTGCTGATCGATACCGATCGTCTGCGCGACTCCACCAAGCGTGACCTGTATCGTCGTCGGATCATAGGAATAGGCGAGCGGATAGATCAGCGTACCCGCGACCGAGGTATACGTGTCCGGCGTGGTGATCGCGGTATACGTGCGGCGATAGTTCCCGCCGATCACGTACACGCTATTTTTCATGTTCTGGATCGAGGCATCGAGCTCGAGCGTCTTCCAGTCCAGGGTTCCGGACGTATCAGTGATCGCAAATGGTGCCGGGCGCGTCTCCGAGCTGAAGAAATGCACGTCGAAGTTCGCATCGATGTACCAGTCCCAGCCGATCATATTCGCGATCTTCTGCAGGCATTTAGTCGGCGGCTGATAGCTGAATGAGATCGAAGGCATATTGAAGCCGGCAAGGTTCACATTCGTGCCGGTGAATCCGGTCGTGAAGTTCGCGATGATGTCCAGTACGATCGCTCCTGGATCCATACCCGCATAGCTCTTCACTACCGCGCGCGAATCAAACTTATAGCTGCCATCGATCACCGTGTACGTGTACCGGCCGAGGATGCCGCCATCGATCGAGAGATTCCGCTCCGTGATGGTGCCGCCGAATATGTGCACGTTCCCGGAGGACTGATCCTCGTATATATCGATCGCATCGCCTACGTTCGGGATGGTGTTTCCCGTTGCCTTCATGACGTCGAAGTTCAGGCGAGAGACTTCTTTCGTTGCGACGAAGATGATGCGTAGAGACGGGAAATCTATGGAGCCGGTGATGGTCGCTTGGGATCCGCCCACCGGGGTGTGCTTTACCTGGATCGCCATACTAGATCGTCCTTAGCTTGAGCTGCTGCCCGATCTGTTTCGCGAGCGCATTGCCGATCTCTGTCGCTGCGCCCTGATCGAGATAGTATCCGCCCATGATCTGCACGATCACGCTGCCTCCTCCCATGCTGCCCGGTGTCTTCGTCGCGAAAAGGTAATCGTCCGGATGCGTCTGGATCACCTGGCCGTTCGGAGTGATCACTGCATCGTTCACTTTCGTGACCTTCGCGCCGGTCGCTGCGACGGCATTGATCGCGGACCCTACTGCCTTGCCGGCCGAAGAGGTAGCACCTCCTGCTGCAGAGAGCGCTTTCTGGATCGGAGAGAGGACCTTTCCGGAGATCTCGGCCGCCTTCGCAATGAGGCTATTGATCTTGTCGATGATGTAATCGATCGCGCCGCCGATCGTGGTCTTTATCGAGTTCCACACGCCGGTGAAGAACTGGCTGATCGCTCCCCATGCGCTACTCCACGCCTCGGAAATGGATGCTAGGACCGCGCGTATTGCCGGCAGCACCACGTTTGAGATGTATGTGAGCACGGACATCCACGCCGCTACCCAGGCGTCGTATAGGGACAGGAGAAACTCCTGCCAGTGCGGGAAGAGCGCATCGAGATCCGTGATGATCGCTCCCGCTATAAAGTTAATAATGAATCCGACGAATGTCGCGATCGCATTAAAGACGGTCTGGAATACCTGGAAGATCGCATCCAGTGCGCCGCTAACGGTCCCGGAGATCGATGCCCAGGTCTCCGTGAATACGTTCGCGATGGATCCCCAGACCTCGATGGCGAATGCCTTGATCTGGTCCCAGTGCGTATACAGTTCGTATCCGATCGCAACGAGAGCGATGATGCCGGCAACAATGAGAGCAATGATTCCGACGATCGGCCAAGCGACTGCTGTGAATGCGACTGTTGCCAGAGCAAGCGCAGAGACGACGGCGGTCAGGCCGGTGACTGCAGCAACGATACCGAATATCGCCGCGACGATCTTCGGGTGCGCCGTGACGAAATCCAGGAGCTTCTGAATGAATGGGGCGAGCACGACGAGCGTCGAGTTCAGTGCCTCCTGCAGCGATCCGCCGAGTGCCTCGGAAATGTTGCCGAGCTGCACCTTCGCCTTCGCGAGCTTGCCTTCCATCGTGGTGAGGGCGACGTCATTCGTGTACTTCAGGTTTTGCGAGAAACCTTCATTGATCGCTTTCACCTTCTCCATCTCGGTGCCGAACATTATCATATGCCGCTGCGCTTCGTTGAAGCGGATACCGCTCTTCTCGAGCACGCCGAACTGCCCATTCAGCGCTTTGGCAATCATGTTGGCCGTATCAGAGAGCTGCTCTCCGGAGGCATTCACGCCGAACTGGTTCACGGCAAGGTCCGCGAGAGATCCTGCGAGGCCCTGGACGGCCGTATTCGAGAGGCCGAAGGTAGAGAGCTGCGCGAGGCCCATCTTGATATTGTCTCCATCGAGCACGCCCTTCCGCTCGAGGGCGTCAGCGAGATCAGACGTCGCTGCGAGCTGCGCCTGTGTTGCATGTGAAACATCGATCACGGCATGCTCGAGCTGCTTCGCCGATTTTTCTGCATCCCCATAGTCGGAGATCGACTTCGCCGCGATCGCGCCGAGGCCCGCAAATACTGCTGCGGATGCTACGCCCACGCCCTTGATCGTCGCCTCGTTTTGCTTCAGTGAGTCATTCAGCTTTTTAAACCCGGCGGATGCCTGGTCTTTTAGCTGAAGGACGATCTGTAGAGTACGTGAGTCCATGGCTATCGTTTATTCGAGTGAGCAGCTTCGGCCTTCATCATCTCTATAAGTGTAGCAACAAAACCCTCGGGCTGATCGAGGTACTCCCCATATGTCCATTTCATCTCGCGGCAGATGAGCGCGATCAGTTGGTCATGGTATTCGAGACTGCCGTGCGAGAAATAGCGGCGCCATGCCGTCGCTAGTTCTCCTACGCTAAAGGGGTTCGGATCTTCTTGATCTCGTCGCTGATGAAAGCGCACTCATTCTCCGGGAGATCCTGGTATGCGTCGAAGACATTCTCCGAGGTGCCATCGATGGAGACGAGCATCATCTCGACGGTCTTATTCTCCTGGTCCGTGATGAACGATGCAGGGATCTGATCGATGGAAGGCGTGCCGCCTGCCATATCCTCCATGCTCATCTTGATCTGGCTAAGGAGTACGTTCTTGATCGCATCGGATTCGCGGCCGGTGAGATAGGACTTTACGACGATCGTGCGACCGCCCGGCGTCTCGAAGCTCTTGGTCTCTCGTTCCATATTCGATTATAGGTTAGTAGGCTGCGACGGTGTTGACCGCGATAGCCTTGATCATAAATGAGTCGGTGAGGGAGAATGCTGCCTCGAACTTCACCGTCTGCGAGAGCATATCCTTTACCTTGATCGGCTGGCCGAGCTCGGTGAAGTATACGTCTGGGAGCTGGAACTTGAGACTCGGGTTCGTCGCTGCGCCGAGGACGGCATTCGTGTTCACGAGTTCCATCAGGATCGCTGGTGAGAGGTTCGCGAGGACGCCATTCTTCATATCTGTCTCGTTCTGCCAGAGGAGCTCGAGCTCGCCAGTCGCCTTAAACTCCTTATTGAAGAAATCTGAAGGGGTGACAGTACCGAGTGGCTGGTACGCATCGCTACCTGCATCGATAGAGAGCTTTGCACTGATCACTGGAAGTACGAGCGGACCGAAGGTGATCGTACCCATTGCGCCAGTAGTGGCTGCAGAGAGCGTGAATGCGGATGCACTCACGATAGCGGCAACGGTTGCACCGACTGGTACGTTCGTTCCGGTGACGGTCATACCGACGCGTATGAGCGTGGTGCTGATAGAGAGTGCAGTCACGTTCACGGTCGTCGCTGCGGTTCCGGTAGCAGTGAGCGTACCGAGAGCACCTGCGATCGTCGGTGCAGTCTTGAATGCGAAGTTCTGCGGGAGGAAGCGGTTCTCCGTGGTGTTCGCCGGAGTGTACGAAGACTGTACTGCGCCCTGCTGCGCCATGAGAGTCGCGGTGTATGTGATGAACTTGCCGAGGACGAAATCGAGATCCAGCTTCGCGACTACCGCGTTAGCGTAGGAACGATCGACGCCGCTCACGGGATCGTGGCGGTAAAGGGAGAGGGACTGGTGCTGCGCGCCCTGCTGCACCGTCATGGTGTGCGTGTACGTGCTGTCCGTAGGTCCGACCGGAGTATCGGTACCGAAGAGCGAAAGGAGGAGGATCGGGAAGATCACATCGGAGACGTTGCCGGTGAGCGTTGCCTCGGCCCAGTTCTTGATGCGCTCCTGGCCGACGTTATCCTCGATCACGCCGTATACGGCTTCGTTGCGTACGTTATCGAACTTCTCCGTGATCTCGGAGCCATCCATGAATGGGATCCAGTACGTCGGAGACGCTGGCGTAGTGCCGCGGGTCGTTTCCTTCGCGATTCCGATCTGCACGAGGCGTCCTATTCCTTTAGCCATAAGTGGGTATTAAATATCTTCGGTTATAATCTGCGGCTTCTCCTCGGCCGTAGGTGCTTCGGTGGAGTCCTGGTCGCATGAAACCCGCACCTTCTTCCACTCCTCGGTCGCTTCAGCGAGAGACGCTGCAGTGATCGTGATCGGTAGGTACTGCGTCGATCCAGCGAAAAAGTATTCGCTCTTCGGTGCGCCCATATCCTTATTTCTTGCGGATTCGATCATAGAGTTTTAGTTGAGGGTTAGGTCCACGACGGCCCTTGCTCTAATGATAGCAAAGGTGACGAGGTACGTGTTGTCGGAGCTGTTGATAGGGGCCGGCCGAGTGAAGGTCGCATCCACGCCTCCGTTCGCTTTTCCATTCAGATCGAACTTATTATCGAAGGCATCAGAGATGTCGTCGATGAAGTTCTCGAATCCCTTCGGATCGTTTTTATAGCTATCCGGACGCGCGACGATCAGGAGCGGATACTCATACGTGCGCATGTTCTGCTGGTTCGTTTCGTATCCGGACTCCTGCGAGCACATGCCCAGGACGATGCAGGGATAGCCGGGGAAATCCATCGAGAGCGGATTCGGCGAGAGATCGTCAGCGAGGTATGCACCGATTATATCGGCGTCCTTCAGCTCTTGCAGGATGGTGATGATCTCATCTTTGATCGGACCGGAGAGGCGTGACATAGAGGGGTTAGGTAGTGGCGAGTGCGGCAGTCACCTTTGCGAGTGCCTTCTCGAAGAGATCGCCGATCTCGGTCTTCGATGCCTTTAGTATACGCTCCATGTACGGGTTCGCCTTGGTTCCCTTGCGGGATATCGATCGAGCGAGCACAAACGCATTGATGCCGTGATCGTTCGCCCACTTCTGGAAGCCTGCATCTTTATACGGCGGGAAGTGCGCTTTCGTGCCAAACTGCACGGCCTCCGCATACTTCGCGGTAGGAAACCATCGGCTCATCAACGGGTTGATCTCCTGGCGGAATGAGTGCAGGAGGTTGGTGGTATGAAAAGGAACCTCGCGCACAGTGGTGTGCTTCGCGAGGAGTGCAGTGCCGCCGACGATCGCTCGCTGCATGATCGGCTGAACGATGTCCGGGGCCTTATCGAACGCACTGATCATCTGGCGCGCTCCATCGATCTTAATGTCGAAAGGAGAATCTGCCATAGGCTAGAAGATGGGCACCAGAGCGTAGCTATCGATCACTTCCTGGTCCTCCTGGTCGATCGCGTTGCGCCATGAGGTGCTTGCATTATCGAGTCCCTCGCTCTGCTTGCCGGCGAGCTCGCGGCGCTTAAATCGGCGGATCACGATGTTCTCGCATACGTCCGTCAGATCAGCGGGAAGCAGGTGCGTGGTGCCATTGCCTGCATTCGGCCAGTCGATCGCGTAGCCGGCCGTATAGGAGACGCGGACGGTATTCCCGTACATGCTCGGGAGTCCTCCGTAGAGCTGAAGCTGCCCGTCTGGATACCAAAGCGTACCCGGCTGCCCAGGGATCGGGCGCGGGTTGAGGATATCGTATTCGTCGACGAGGAAGCTGGTCCAGGATGGCGCGCTGTTAGGACCGGCGCGGTACTGGAACGATTCTACGGAGATGATCGGAAAATTGCGCAGGTTGAGGATACGGGCGCCGCGCTCGGGCGTGTATACCTCATTCAGCCATACGGTCTTCGCGAACTGCCTGCCGCCGCACTTCTGCTGAATATAGTCCGTCGCCGCATTGATCATGCGTGTGAGGACCGCATCGAAGGCATCTTCCGATAGCGGTTTACCAAGACGCTCCTTCACGCGGGTGAGGGTCGTGAGGGCGTATGGATAGACTTTTTCGGTGGATGTTGCCATGGGTAGGTATGTTCGTGAAGGTGGGTAGATATTCCCTCCCTCGCGTCGCGTCCCGAAACGGAGTTTCAGGACGCGCCTGCGAGAGCACAACGTCCCAGCCGAAGCTAGGTGTTGCTAACGCCAGTGTTCGTCGGAAGCTGATACGCACGGCCGAGGACGATCTGTCCGTCAAGCAGAACCGCCGGAGAGGTACCGCCGGTGAAAGCCGGGGTGATCACTACACGGAGGAAACGCTTGCGGTTCAGACCGAGACCCTCGATGCGGCGAACGAGCGAACCTGCTGCAGCGTTTACTGCAATAGTTCCGCCGATCACCGTGCCGGTGTTGTCGAGCGCATCAGTGTACGTGCCGCCGGAAGTATCGGACTCCTGGAGCTTGTACACCATGTTCGCTACCGATGGGTTGCTCGACGTGAGTCCTGCATATGCCGAGAGCATAGCGGTGTTGAATCCCTTCGTGTCGACGGCAGTGCCGTTTACAGCGGAGGCTCCAGTCACGGACTGCGGAATGAGCGACTGTGCTAGCGATACGTTGTCGTAAATTGAACGCATATATGTGTTTGAATTGTTGATCCTATGCCTTGTCAGGCGCCTCGCTGATCCGACCTATTGGCTCGCCCGGACGGACGAATGATCAGCGCGGTGGGTGAGGTATTCCCTTCGGACTATGCTGATACCTCTTCTGCTGCAGGCGCGTCCGTGGTCGTCTCTTCGGTGGTCTCTACCACTTCGGATCCGCCCTCGGTTGTGTCTGCACCAGCTTCGACGACTGCAGTCTCTTCCGTGGTCGTCCCCTCTTCAGGAGTCGTCACGGTTTCATCTGTGGTCGTCGTCTCTTCGGTGGTCTCTACAACCTCCTCCGAGCCTTCATCGCCAACGAGACGAACGTCTCCGCTGGCGATATAGCGCTCTGCCTGCTCGTCCGTCATTTCAATGACGGTGCCAGCTTCGATTCGGCCTCCGAGCGCGATAGGGCGCACTGTTCGATATTCCTTAAGATCGCTCATATCGGTTTTCAAACTATCTGGTAATGGTCGACCGGATCTCGTAGATCCTCCCGTGGGGAATAGGAAGGTCCCCACAAAGGAGCCGCGAGGGCTATGCGTGCGTCGATGCAACCACGAAGGCTGCAGGAAGCGCTGTCACGAGAGCATGGCGGTGCTTGTACACGATGCCACGCTGATCTGCGAGAGCGATTTCCTTTCCGCCGAACGCGCCGGACTCGAACTGCGAAACGCGCATCTCGCCCTTATCTCCGAAGGCGACTGCCTTCATGTTGCCGAAGATGAGGAACGGAGTAGCGGCCTGCGATCCGACCGAAGTCGCTGGGAGCCAGCGGTTCGTGAAGACCGGGAATCCGAGGATGGAACCTGCTGGACGGATAGGACCGCCAGTACCTTCCATCGTCAGCGTTGGGCTTGGCTGCGCGAGTCCTGCGTACGGCAGGATGTAGTTTCCAGCCGTGTCCTTCTGGACGCGGATGGAAGCCCACACCGAGCGGTGCATGTAGAACGCTGCGCCGTCGAGCACCGACTCCTCGAGGTTTCCGATCATCTGGGACGAGTCGTCCATGACGAGGAAACCTGCGTAAGTCGTAGCTGCCGGAAGCACGTAGCTGGTGACGTTAGGATTCGTGAGAATACCCTGGAACGGAGCGCCAGTACCGATGAAGCCCTGCTGGTCGATCATGTTCGCGAGCGACTCTCCGGCGATAGCCAGGAGCCAGTCTGCGAGGTTGACCGAGGCATCTGCGAGCAGGTCGTTGCCGACGGTGAACGCGAGCTGCCACTTCTTTGCGATGAGCACTGCCTGTCCGAACGTGAGGCCCTGAACGGTACCCGCGACGTCTACGCCGAGGTACGCGCCTGTAAGGAACGCTCCCGTATAGTTCGGAATGCCGAGCTCGTCAGTGGTCATAGGCCACTTCATAGCCTGGCTCATGATGGTGCCGACTGATGCTGCGATACGAAGGATCGCGGATGCTACGTCATGAGAGACGAGGAAGCCGCCGCGATTATCCTGCTCTTCGATAAGGGCCTCGTTGGCCTTTACGTCGAGATCAGTGAAGGATCCGGCTGCTGCGCGAGCAACATTCACGAAATCCTTCTTAGCTGTATCGGAGAGGAGTGTGACGTCCTTTCCGAATGCCGCGCGCTGTGATGCGAGCGTGGAGACGACCTCGCGGGCCTTCTCTGCTGCGATCACACCGATCATCGGCTCGAGCTTCTTCTGCATTGCCTCATCAAAGGCGCCCATCACGGCTTCTTTGATTTTGGATTCATCCATATTGGTGAGGTTTACGTGGTAGAACGTGCTGCGCGAGCGTTGAAGCCTGCGAGCGCTGCTTCTACCGATTTATCAATTTCACGTAGGATCGTGCGAGCGAATACGAAGTCATTGACCTCGGACACTGCGGGGATCTCTTCCGCGATCGCTTTGACATCTTCCTCTGTCTCGGCATTCCCACCGTCGGACGAGCTCGTGAGCTCTCCTAGGGCAGAAATAACGCCTTCGAGGTGCACGCCCTGGATCTCCTTCAGAGATTCAGCGAGTGCCGTCAGCTTCTTCGATGTCGCGGTCGAGATCGTACGGCCGGCCTTGAGGCCCTTCGCCTTGCGATCCGCCATCATTTTGCTGATGCTCTTCTCTTCATCTTCGGAGGAAGGTGCGGAAGTGAGGAGACCTGCGAGCTCGGCGACGAGGGTATCGTAGTCCGTGACCGCGGTCTCTGGTTTCATGTAAACATCGACGAAGGCATAGATGATCTCGAAGAACTCGTCCAGCTTCATCCACTTCTCCTCGATCAGCTCATCCTTCGAGAGCTCGTCAGCGATAGCGCCCTTCTGATCCTCCACCTCTGCGGCTGCTACCTGCTCTACAGGGACGCATACGAGCGATGTGTCGTCTCCGCCCTGATCTACGGCTAGAACGCCGTCAGTGCCGTCTGGAAGGCTGCAGGTATCACCTAGGGCCGGTGTAGCGGCCTTCTCCTCCACCTTTTCGGCTGGGATCTCTGCTGCAGGCTCTTCGACTGCCGGTGCTTCAGCTTCAGGCGCGATCTCCGCGACTTCCTCGGCTGGTGCTGCCTCCTCTTCCTTCACTTCGATATTTATACCCTTCGTGAGAAAGAGCTCGCGATCGATGGAGTGCTGCTTCATGACGCCGAGAGAGAGGGCGTAGGGATTCGCTGGGATCGGAACGAATGAGAACTCGAGGAGCTCTGCCTTCGTGATGCGGCGGGAGTCCTTCGTATCGAACTCGAGCGGGATGAAGCCGACGCTGGTCGCGCGAATGATACCGAGATCGTACATGCGGCGGACCTGCTGTGCGAAAGGATTCGCCTCTTCAGGGGCAAAAAAGCCTTCAGCGACAAGCTGGCCGTTCTCGAGCTTGAGACTATCGCAGAGACCGATCGGCGGGG